AAGATATTGCTTGTCGTAGACATCAGCGTCCGTTACCAAGCCGTACTCGTCAACGGTCTGGATCGTGGAACCAGCCGAGTCCGTCACCACAACCTTGTAGACGCCATCGAGCCAAATCTGCGCTCGGCCATTGGAATCCAAGACGACAGGGTTCGCATTAGCATTTGTCTGTGCCGCCGCGTCATCCTGCGTCGGGTAACTGTTCTTTGCAGTGGTTGTCCCTGAAACGTAGGTATTCACCAAGCCACCGCTCAACGGGTCACCGCTAGAGTCGAACAGCCCCGCAGCAGGGGGCATGTAGAGTGTTATTGTCATAGTTCTTCTCCAATGAAATCAGGCTGAAAGAAAACAGAGGTAGGCTCAGTATCCCATGCCATCAAGAGCATCCGCTTCTCCAGCGCCTCGTTTTTCAGCCACGAACGATCATTCAGGGGCGTCCCCACGCGGGGAGCAAGTCGAACAGCGAGGTTCCACTCTAGGGCCTCTAGCCACTCAGGGGGGAAGTCAAAGTTATTCGACGCTGCATCAATGTCTTCGACAGGCATCTGTCCAGTCAAAATAACGGTATGCGACGATGAGCTAGGCGAAGGCCAAATATGCAGTTCGCCATTGGTGATCTGCGGATCGTAATACGCCTCGCTCGTAAGGCCGGCGTTGTTCTTGTTGGGCTGGTTCATGTATTCCTGCCGGGACGCCATCTTGGCGAACGGAGTGTCGATGGGATCGGCACCTGTGTGGTCCCGTCTGCGCCCGTTAATGAGGCGCAAGGGCCGGGCGATGGTACTGGTGTATGTGTAGACCACACCATCGTCGCTGGCGGCCCCGTCTAGGGCGCTGACGGTCAACGTAGTGGTGCTATCGACGCTGGAGATGGTTTCCCAGTCCAAGGTTCCCGATGTCAGCACGATACCGATCTTGTCCGATGCGGCCATGCCAGTGGTCGAGTCAACGGTGAGGGATGTCGCCCCGGAACTGTGTGCCCCGTTCAACTTTGTGACATAGAGGTCTTGCTCCAAAGCGGCATTGCCCCCTGTTGGTCCGAGAGAATACTTCTCAGTGCCAACATTTAAGAATACGACCACCTCCTCATTCTTCCAGAGTTGGGTGCCTTCAGCTTGCCAAGCCTTGATCATCTTTTGTAGGACATTGCCGCCAGTAGAGACTTCCTCCGCAGACAGCGTTTCCCCCAGCGCAGCCGCGCCACAAATCTCAAACGCGCCCTGAATGATGTCGTTGCGAGTCGCGTTGTAATCAGTCGAGCCAGATGTCGCCATTACAGATCATCCACAGTTACTTCGTTGACGGAAAGAAACTTATCCGTAGGCCAGGGCCGTGCGTCAGGTACCGACTGATCGTCGTCCCGCCCCTCAATAAAGTCCTGCGGGTGCCGAGGCTCCCACGACTTCTTCCGCACGATCCGGCCCGTCCATTCCTTCTGGCACTCAGATGCCTTCAACTTGAAGCCGGTTCTGTCACAAGACACGTTGTAGCCTCCAGGGACATAATGGCCCATTAGGCGTACTCCTTCGTACACTCCAATCGCAGGGAATATCGGTCCAAGTTCGTGTGACCGAGCGTGGTCAGTAACAAGTCGCCCGTAAAATTAGTTGTCTCTGGATTCTTTAAACCGCCAGTCGCCCGGAAATCCAAGTCAACGTCCGCCCGGTCTTGAGGGATGCTCCATGCCGTGACATTCGTGTCGGCATCCCAAAGGAGTTCGACCGCCATGCCGTGAGTCGAGCCCGTGATCCGCTGAACGCGAACTTGGGCGCAAGCATCGCCGTTCTGGGAATTTGCGAGAGCGGAAACATCCACCTTCGTCACTCCAGCCTCCCCGTTACCATCGGAGGTGTTGTGGATGTCGATGATGTACTTCCGCTCCCCATCAAGAATTGTTCGTGTCGCTACCGTATCTGCCATTGTTCTCTCCTAACGAAGATCATTCCACCCGTGGTGTCGGAATGGGGCGCGGCCCCATAGAGAAACCGCGCCCAAAATGTTCCCGACGTTTAGCTGTCGATTGCCGGCAAGACGTAACCGCTGGCAGTGTCAGTGGCCGTGCCAAGGTTGCCGAACTGCCGAACACCGTCGATGTCCACCAGAACCTCACTGGCCGTGTCGTGATGGCCGATAAGGTTGTTGGCAACGATCCCAGTGTTGTCCGCAGAGTCGTTGTCGATCAACAAATCGCCAGCCGTGTTGCCGATAACGACATTGTTGTCGATGCAGACAATCTCCTGAATGCTCTTGCCCGTGGCAACAAGCAGCAGCTTGCAAGCCGTGGCCCCATCGCAAAGGATGGTGTTGCCAGACAAAACAGACTCAGAGACATCAGAGTTCCACTCGATCATCTCCAACCCCCCGGCATCAGGTGATACCCACCGGCAGTTGGTGACGCGCATACCGTCAGCTTCGTTGTCAGTAGTCCCGGTGCCCTTGATGCAAGACAGCCAATTTTCATTCGCTGCATTGTCAGAGAACTCGATCTGGTCAAACCAGGAGCCGACAGCCGTGACGCCAAAGCAAGTCACAACGTCAGCGTGGCCCGAAGCAAAGACCATGTTTGAAAGGGTCACATCGGCAGCCGAGATGACAGCCGTGACGGTGGTGCCACCGTCCATCAAGAAGCGAGGACGTTGGTTGTAGTTGCCCATGCCGACGACGGTAATGCCAGCAACATCAAAGGTGATGCCAGAAGCGCCCGTAATTGTTTCAGCATGGTTAGGGGCCACAAGGATGATGTCGCCCTTGTTGGCCGTACATTTGCCAATGGCATAGTCGAGAGTGCCAAAGGCACGTTCGCGGGTACCTTTGTTGCCGTCAGAGCCGCCATTGGAATTGACCCAAAAGACGCTCCCAGCATAGCTGTTCAGCACAGGCATACCCAGGATGGAAACTCCTTGGGAAAACCCGTTGGGATAATTGGAAATCGGCATCGTTAAATGCTCCTAAGAAGGTGTGAAAAGGGTGGGGAGGAGGGGGCCGAGTCCCCCCTCCCCGCGCAGTGGTTCACAAGGAATCACCGCGTTACTCGCTAACTACTAAGCGCCTGGGCTTCCGTACAGGGAGCGCCAGTCGGTCACGCCGCCAGCAAACCGCATGTACGATGCGGCCTTGGCATTTTTGGTATCGAAGTCGTTGTCTTGCTGGAAGTCCGTGGACTCACGGTTGTAGACCTTCATTCCATTCGGGCAGTTTGTCCGAATGAACCACTGGTCCGTGTCGTCCAAGAACGGTGACACAAAGTAACCTCCAGGTAACAAACCCATGCTCTTGGCGGCATTGATGGCGTTGTTAGCCGAGTCGTTCTGAAGCGAAGACTTCAGGACACGCTCAAACTCAAACTTGAGATCGGGCGGCCCAATCAGCTTCTGCGGCTGGAGGTTGATGCGAAGCCCACGGGCGTTTTTCGCCTTGTGGATCAGAATGAGTAGATCCTCCAAAGCCGCTTCCGAGAAGTCCACGGCTGTGGTGGGTTCATTCTGCTGATCACCCGATTCAGTCGGATGGTCAGTCGCAAGGACTTCCTTGCCGTCACCGAAGGTGTACGAGGAATTGGTTGCACGGTTGTAGATGTTGTGCAGAACCGTTTCCTTTGTTTGACGCATCGAGAAACCAAGAGCCTGAGCACGGCGCTTTGAGACTGTCTCGTAAAGACCGTCCTTCAGTTCCTCGTATGTGACGATGTAGCCGAGAGCATACGCGGCATTGGTATACCGGGTTGTCTCGCCTTGGCTCTCCGAGTCGTAGGAAATGCCAGCACCTTCCGATTTGGACGGTGCCAAACCGAAGCCGGTGACTTCGACATCTTCCTCGTAAGACTGGGTGCTACCTTCCTCATCGAAAAGTTGCATCCAGCACTGTTCAAACTCGTCGTAACCACGCCCCCACCAAGCCTTGATTCCAGGCCAGAGGGCTTTGGGATGATTGCCGCTTGAAATGACAGCCATTTGTCAGTCCTCCTAAATGCCCAGAGTGCCGGGGATCGTACCAAGATTGTCAAGTCCCCAAGACTCTGTGTGAGCGTTGATCCGCACTAGCACCTTCGCGTGGCTGGCCGTGGTGTCGTTGTCAGCACGGTTAACCGCTCGAAGAATGATAAGTTGGTTTGAAGCGTCAGCCGCCGGGGCGTCTGATGTCGTGTCGAGTTCCACCCCAGAATTTCCGGTGGAGGTGTTGCCCGCGTGGGTGAAGATGAGCACCGCATTGAGCCCCATTGACGTTGCCGGGATGGCACCGTCAGCTTGGACCTCAAAAACGACATTCGGATCGTCACACACATTGGCAACCCGCTCCGTCGAGGCTGGGTTGTACTCGTTGTCAAGTGCCGAGGGATCAGGTGAGAAACTTACGATAACGCCAGTAATTTCGTCGTTATCGCCAGCCGCCGCCTTGTTGATCTCCGGCATGGTGCCAATACCGAACTCCCCAGCGCCAGGAACACTGACTGCCGCCGTATTGGCAGTGCCGGTCTTGACAACTGGATCTCCGATAAATAGCGCCGTTCCATAGCTAGCCGGGATGTAATAGGGGTTCGTACCCCCATTATACGGCTGGCCGCTTGTCCCACGGACTGGTCGTAGCCCGAAAGGCGCATCGACATTCGCCATAATCTTTCTCCTTGAAAGACAGGACGTTTACTTTCCCGCAGACCCAACGTCCACAGTGATTTCACGCCCTTGTGCAGTGTTGTAGAAATTGTCGGAGTCTTTGCGGGCAGCACCTTGAACGTGCCCTCCACGCATTGTCTCCTCTACTGCTAGGCGGTCATTATTCTTAGTCACAAGATCCTCGCGGTAATACTCGTCTGGGATCTCCATGAGGTAGGCGTGCATGACGCCTTGATGTTCTGGAAGTTGGCCGACGACCACTCTTATCGCGCCACCCTTCTCATCTCCTGCTTCATTTCGCGCTTGCTCGTCCTGAACAAACTCGTATCCGGCCTCCAAAAAGCGTTGGATGCGGTTCTTGATGTCATTCACGAACCGCCGCTTATAACCAGGACGTTCTGGCGCGTGTAGACGGGGGTCAGTCTCCCCAATGGGCCGACGCTTTTTCCGCTTGCGGATGCTGCCGGCTGCCATGACTTTCTCTGCTTGTTGCTGCTGCTTGCTCATGCGCTTTCTCCCTCAAAATAGACCTTGGCGTAGGCGCTCATATCCTTGTAAAGACCTTGCTCTACAAATTTCACACCCGCAGCCCGTGCTTCTTGCGGAAGTGCCGCCACACTCTGCTTCTTGCCACCTTTCTTAGGTGAGCTTCCACCGCCAACCGGCGGTGCCTCTTTTCCGAATTTCCTCGGGAAGGCTTGCTTGATCATCTTGCCAACCTCGTTCAGTTGGTCGTCCAAGGACATCCCAGGGAACTCTGTCTGGACATCGGTCAAATACGCAATGGCCGTGTTGCGTAGGCCAGCGTCATTGTCAAACCACTGGTTTCGCCCAACCCACTCTCGAACCTCTGGGGGTGGGGCGTCCGTGCCAGCCTTGACCGCATCTTTGGTGACAGCCTTGCCCAGTTTGTCCAGTTTCTTTTCTGCCGCGTCATAGGCTTTGGTGTCGCCCTCCTCCACGGCTTGTCTCTGCTCGGCCTTAACCTCGGTCAGTGCTCGTTGGTAGGACTCCTCCTTCACGTTGTTCACCACACCCGTCAGGTTGGTGATGACGCCGCCCAATTCCTCAATTTTGGCGTTCGCTTTGTCAAGTCGGTCGGCCAAGATTGGAGCTGACTTCTCACCGAAGTCGATGAACTCCTGCGCCGTGCGAGGTGTGCCCTTCCCCTTGAAGTCTTCCGGTGGAACCCAACCCATCGTGCGGGCGCGTTCCTCAACCTCGGGACTTACTTCTTCTTCTTGGTCTTCTTCGTTTGTGGCTTCGTCGGCTTCGGTATCGTTTCCGTCTTCTTCTCCGTCAACCATTCTTTGACCTCACTTGCTGTTTTGGGTGAACGACAACTGAAGGATGCTACCTCCATGGTCGTTCCTTTGATGAAAACCCCAAAACGCTTTGCTCGGCCAGCTACAGCGCCTTGTGCCCTCCACTCGTACTCGATCATTCAAGTACCGCGGGGATATCCTCGTCATTCAGAAGGCGGTAGTTTTCGCCGTCAGAACCCTTGAACACCATCCCGCCATAGCGTGGGAAAATTACTGTCTCCCCCACCTCCGGTTTTCGCCCGTCCCAACCCTGGAACGAGTTTCCGGTGAACGCCATGCCGCCCAAGGCGACAACTTCGCCTCGGTCAACTGCCTCACCTTGACGATCAGCAGTAGTCTCAGGGATGATAATTCCACCCTTCGACACCTTCTCCTTGCCCTGCGGCTTGACCACAAGGCGGAACCCAATCGGGTCCATCCCGCTACTGTTCTTCCTCGGCACCTTCTTCTCCTTCTGGTTCATCCCCCTCTACCGGAGGAAATTTAAGATCATAGAACTCCTCGACCTGATGCTGTTCCAGGCCAAGAATGTCCCCCGCTGCTACCGCATACGCTTGTTCGCGTAGCGTCATCTCTACTCCGCTGGCCCATTCCTGGGCCGATGCGTCCCTAACGTCCTGTAAGTACTGGCGGACCTTGAGGGTTGTTGGGTGGCCCAGCCATTGGCGGTATTCCTCCACCTCCAGCCGCTTGGGCCTTTCCCTGCTCTCCATATGCTCTAACCTCCGTTAGCATTGCATCCATCCGAGCCTTGTACTCGTCAAGCTGCTGCCCTGCTTCCACACCCTCTGCCTTAGCCAAATTCAAAATGGTCTTGGAGCGTGTCTCCAAGAGGTTGGCTTCAGACTGAGAGGCAAAGATAGCAAGCCTCATGCCCGCCTCTTGCACCTGTAGCTTATCTGCTTCCGATGGACCTTGATCAACAACAAGTAATTCGATGTCGTCAATGTCCGCTGCTTCAAAGACTCGCTTCAGGACTTCCTTGCCATCCACACGCGGGTCATCCTTGGTTTCTAACAACAACTGCGCCCGCGCCATGCGCTGCATACTCGATACAACCGTGGGATCAGACACAGGGACGATGTCTGCATCGTTCAGCCGGTAATCCTCACGCGAGATAGCTTGCTCGTCGTCGAGGATGTCCCGATAAACTTGCTCGTCCATGTAGAGCAAATTCAGCCGATACAGTTTTTTCAACTCCCACTTCAGGGAGCGGTGGATTCTTTTGTAGATCGCGGTGAACACCTTCAACCCGCGCTCGATTAGGGCCAAAGTAGTCGATGCCGGTTGGTTGCGGGGCTGATCCCCAGTCAAGATGTCCTGCACTGAGGACACATCCTTCGCCGCGTCAATCAGAAGCCCAAGCAACTGGAACAACGTAGGGGATGGGCCTGGGAAGGGGATCGGTAATACCGAATCCCTGATGTTTCCTGCACCAGCCGCAACCTTTTTGTACTCACCAATTTTGAACTTCACGGCACCGCCAGAGGAACCCGAGATGCGGAGATCCCCGCGGATAAACCCGCCGCCCGCGTTCTGGAGATGCCCAGCGTCCAACAAGCGGTTGATGATGCCGTTGACCGAGTCGTTCAGTGGACCCATCAACAAGCCAAAGCCAATATCGTAGAAACCACCTTCAGGATCAGGAATGAACCCGTACTTGGTGAAGTACCGCGTCGGAGCAATCCGCACGATGTCACCAGTCTCAGCGTTCACCTCAATGTCGTCCTCCTCAAAACACACGATGATCGAGGCGACATACCCAGTGTCTTTGTGGATGGTGACGATGTATGGCTCTTTGTAGCCGTCGTCGTCCAGATCAAGAGTGCGGTGCTGCTCAATGAACTTGTGAGGGGCGTCCTCGTCGTTGCCGCCACCTTGAGCCTGTCCCCACTCCCAGTCGCGGAACTCACCCTTGCGGACCTTCTCCTCGATCTCATTCGGGAGCAGTTCGTACTCATATGAGATGCGGGGCGCCCGCTCCAGAGACTCCGAAGCCTGGTTAACTACACAATCCATCGGTAGAACCAATTTAGAGCGGTTTCGTTTCAGAACCCGGTCATAAAAAGTGTACCGGAAGGCAGAGCCGACGATCGGCAGGATATGGCACATGCGGTCAGTGTCTTCCTCCCACTCCTCCATCTCCTCGATCAACTGATAACTCATGTGGGCAGCAACACGGTCTGCCCTCTTTCTCTTGGCCCCTGGCTCGATCTGCCATTGAGGCGCTCCAAGGCCAGGAGCCTGTGGGGGCATCTGCTGGCCTATTGGGGCCATAGCAGCGTTAGGACCGGGCATATTAGGTCCCGGAGCGCCCATCGGGCCGCCTTGTGGGGGCATCGGGCCACCCATAGGAGCACCCATCGGGGGCATACCCGCCATGTCTGCTGGTCCCTGAAGAGGGCCGGGGGGCATACCCGGCATTTGTGGTGGAGGCAAGGGAACGCCCGCATCAGAACCAACGATCTTGGCCTTCACAACGTCCTTGCCCGGAACGATGGCCGGATAGGCGTTCGCCGCAAACTGGATGGCCGCCGTGGTGATCAGCGGAAACTTGATGTTCGCTGCGCCACGGAAGGGGTGGTTCTTGGAGGTGGCAACTTGCATCGCCATCTCCATCGACTTGCCCATCCGCTCCTTCCAAGAGCCGCGGCTGTCGTCGTCAATCTGATATTCGCGCTTTACACGATCACCAATTTTTGAAAGCTCACCATCATCCAGATCCTCGGCAATGTTGTGGTAGTCGAGAAAACCCTTCAGTGTCTCCAGGGCAGACCCCTCCTGCTCCCCCTCCTCGGGAAACACATCCTGTTCTTCAGTTTCGTTTGGATCTGGAACAGCAGAAAGGCCACCCGTAATGCGGGGAACTTCTGCGTCTGGTTCAGCGTATGTCATTCAGAAAACCTCTAAGTCATTGACTGCAATAACTATTTCTAGGTGACGTTTTAGGTAACTTAGAACTCGCACTGAGCTTTGCCGCTCAGTATCCGTCCGTTGGGTTGCGGTCGAAGTCATCAAGATCGTCGTTGTCAAAGGCGTCTTCACCAAGGATCACAGGCTCCGTAAATGTCAAGGCTAGGGCATCAGCCCCGTCAGGTGACATCTTTAGCCTCGCCCTCAGTCTATCCTTTGTCTCCAGCACCACTTGCTGGTTCGCATTGTATTTGTACTGGGTCGCGGTTAGTTCGCCGTCCAAGGTGTCCGAGTCGGGGATAGACGCCCCACCAACATCTGTCAGCCACGCCTTCATCTCGCCGTACATCTCCCCGCGCTTGTTCGCGTAAAGCCGACCGTCCGCCGCCTTTCCGCCGAAGTTCACCAGGGTAAGAAGGTGTCCAAAGCCTCGGTTGCATAAGATATCGTATACCCCCGCTCCTCCACCGCCCGTGTCCAAGAAACACTGCGACGGATGCGACGACTGAATAACTCGGGCCAAACGACCCGCGATGTCCTCAGTATCGTCGGAATGAAACCGCTCGTTGACTTCAATGCCAGCAATGCGGCCCCTACGGGAAATAAACCAGTTGTGGTCGCTGTCCCCGCGGGCAAAGTCGCAGCCAATAACCAACGCTTGGTTCTTGACGGCCTGGGCACGCTCTTTCTCTGTAAACTCCAGTTTTCTGGCCCGCAAGACAGCTTCCGGCGGGATATACGACCCCGCTCGGGAGGCCCTGAACGCCTCCGCAGCCGTCGCCGGGTACTCCTGCCGAAACCTCCAGCAAAACTCGTCGATCGAGTCGCCTTCAGCAGCCGCCAATTCACGGTTTTTCGTCCAACCCCAGAATAACTGGGCATTGGTTAGGCCAAATGCGGACTGATATTCCAAAAATGCGGGAGGTGGCTTCCAGCCTACAGGTGACTCTGTCTCATATTCGCCATGCTCAAACCAAGGGACAAATACTAGCGTGTATTCGTTTTCCCCCCTCTCCGCAGCCATAGCCATATTGAAGAAAAGACCCGCAGCACCGTTAGCCGTGCTCTCAAGCCAAATTTCCGTGCCGTCTTCATTCGGAATAGCCTGGAGGACACCAGCAGCATGTTCTTCTGGGTTAGGCCAGTGGGCGACTTCTGATCCGTGGAAGTATTGGATCGTGTCAGATCGGCCAACCGCTGACGCCTTTGCCGTACCCACTCGATAACCAGAGTCCAGCTTCCCAAAGTCTAACTCCCTCGCATTTGCCGCCTTCAGAGCGGGCTTAACTAATTCAGGGCAGTTATCGTAAAACCGCCGCGCCATCGTGAAAATATTGCCGGTCGCATCGTCGGAGTGCGTCAAAATAAACGCACGGCGTCCACGCTCATGGGTCACACGCCAAAATAGGCGGCCCTCAATGTAGGTGGACATCCCTGGCTGACGAGCCTTCAGGACGATAATCCGTATCC